GCTTACGCTGATGGGTAAGGTATTTGGAGGATAGCTTTTAGCAAAACCTCCAGCGTTGTTCGGTCCGTATCCGAAAGAGATCCCATTTATAGTCGGCGTAGTAAAACTTTGTGGCGTCTCCGTCAGTTGGATGGCTCCCGGTATCGTATCCACATCCAGATCGCCGCTGGCTGAGTAGTTTTGGCTGATGGTTGGATAGGGGGTGCCGGGTGTCCATTCAGCCTGCGTGTTGACCAGGTTGTATCCCTGGTTCGTATCCGGGCCGACTAAAGTTTTAATGGTGTTGTAGATGTCGTCCGATATCCTCCGTGGATTACTGGATCCGTCGTAGAGATAAAATCCGTCAATGTCCTGAAATATCATGAACTGCTCTTCGCCGACATAGAAAGTCACCAGCGACCGGTGAAAAAGGAACCCTATTCCCGTCACGCGCCTGTCAATGCTGAACTGTGCAGTAACCAGACCGCCGTCGCCGGATACTACAAAGATGTTTCTGTCCGACCCTCCTGTCCCTATGACCAATGTTTCCTTATAGCTTCTCGCTCCCCATATAACCTCCGACTCGATCGGAAGGTCCGCCAGGTTTACCGCTGAAAAAAGAAAAGGAAATCCTGGGATGGACCATATTCCCCTGGCCGGGTCATTTTCGCTTTTGATGAGCCAAAGTCTCGTCTGGTGGTCCACAGGGAAATGCGCCGGTGGTATGCCGGGGTTCGGGGAGACCATGGCCGCCCCCAGGCTGGCGTCCGCCACGTCGTCCAGATAGGAGGTGGCTCCTGCGTTGCTCGTGGGAGAGAATGTTTTTCCTGTGGCATAGTTGTTGGCGAAAGCCTGCGTGATAGTGAATACAGTCGGGCTTGTGATGCCCGCCACCTGTACGATCTCCGCCGTTCCCTGGCAATTTAAAAACTCTCCCACCGTTAGGTTTTCCGTGGAGTTGACCGTGGCCGAAGTGTCCCCAGCAGTGACCGCTGAGGTCAGGACAGCCGCCACGCCTATATCCGCCACGAAATAGAATGAGGACCCGCTGTCTTTTGTTCTATAGAGCTTCTTGGCGGTCATATTCGGAGGTCCCAAAGGTATCTTGGTGAGATGGATTTTTGCTCCTCCAGCGTCTGTGATATCCATGGGAAAGCTGGTGCATCCCACTATTTCTTCACCGTCCACCGTGTAGGTGATGAGGTATTTGTAAACGCCTTTGAGATTTCCGGAGCCCTTTGATTCAAAAGCCAGTTTAGCGCTTCCAGCCGGTATCCAGTCCGTTCCGTCGAAGGTCAAAAGAGGAAAATCATTCAGTCCGGTACAAAGATAAAATAGGCCGGAGCTTGTCGTTCCTTCGGGTACGAATGGCGCGGTGTAGTAGATGGGGGTGTTCGTACCTATGTCGTCAGAAGGATAGGTCGCCTGCGTCCAGTCGGTCATGTTCACACTGGAATAAATGGCGCTTTCGTTCAGAGTCGAACCTTCATTAGCCCCGATGGCGTAATTCTGGCCGGATGGGGATAGATAGGTCCAAAGCCCCGCTCCCGCCACCCCGGTTGGGAGGGCGGATACGAGCGTGGCTTTGGGCTGGACGGATATGGCGTTCACTTCATCTGTGAAGATGTTTTGAGCCGCCACACCCTGATCCAGCCTTGTTTTTGACGGGTCGTCATGGTCATTCTGCCCGGAAAACCTTGAGATGAGAAAAGGAGCCAGCTTCCTCAATTAGTTCAGTCCTCTGTTTTAAAGCCGAGTTGTTTTTTTAGTTCGTTGAGGTTTTTGGCCTTGCTGACCATATCTTTGAGCTTTTCTGTTTCTGGATCTTTGACCGATGTTCCGGTTATCTTAAAAACTCCCGGATTGACCAGGACGGCGTGTTCAGCCATGTTTATGGGGATGCCTGAGACCGAGCCTCCTTCCGTAAATTCATAGACGGTTCCGTCTACGGTCAGCTTTCTCGAAGTCGCCTTTTCGGGCAATTTCTTGATAAGCGTTAATGTTGCGGTTATTTTTGAAGCCATGTTACCCTCCTTTTTGAAATCAGCGCCCTTACGGGTTCGCCGAAGGCGCACCGACCGTTTCAACCGAAGCCCCGGAACATTTATAAGGGGGCGTAGGTTGTGGTCGGTGTTCCATTTTTAGTCGCTCATCGCGTCTGGTGTTCCCGCGTTGACGTATTCGGGGTCGCTGTGACTGGCGTGTTTAAGTTCAAGAAGTTTTTTCTCCCAGTTCTTCTGGAATCCGATCGCCATGGGCTGATCCATGAGTTTCAGGTATGCCCTCCAAAGGGCGTAGTCCACTATCATGGGATGCCAGTCAGAGTCAAATCCAGGAGAGTCCGTGGTATTTACCAGGTCTCCGGGAAGGAATGTCCCAAAAATATCCACAACCTGCTGGTCGTTTGGCGTGAAATAAAATCCTATGACATTCTTTCCGGCTCCCAGGTCAAGAAAGTTCGTGGCGCTGGTTCCCGGCGTTGTGGAAAGCGTGCTGGATGTCTTTCGGATGTAGTATCGGTCCGGCACGCCTATCATGAGGGACGGCGGAGTGATAACGGCCCAGTAGGAGCTGTAGAGCTGCATGGCTTCCCAAAGTGATATTTTTTGAAGGACCTGGCTGTTATACATCACGGGTTCTTTTAGTTTGATGAGGTTATCCGGCAGGTTGTATTCCCTCTGTCCCGCGATGCTGAAAAAGTTGTAATGGTCGTCGAATGTCTCACCGTATCTTGACATCATGGCGATGGCTTCGTTGATCCATCCCTGTATGTCCGCGGTGGTTACTTTGGGATTGTTCCGTATCATGCTCTGCACTGATGCCGTCATGGTTTGAAGTGTCATGGTTCCGATCTCCTTCCAGGCGTTACAATTCCACCTTTGCTAGTTCCTCATCGGTCGGTACCCAGTGATGAAATTCCAAAAATTGTTCTTTCGTGACCTTACCGGCTTTCAGCCAGTATATCCACTGGCGTATGGACTCGTTGGTGTGTCCCCTGTATCCAAAAGTCGGTATACCCATGACCTGATTAAAAAGGTCTTTGACCGCCGTTTCTCCGGCGTTGAGGATGTCCCGCTCGGTGGATGCTCTTTGCTTTTGCTCGTCCTTTTTCATTTCATCGTAGACGTTGGGTATTTCGTGAGGCTTCCATTTCTTTTGAACGATCCCTTTTTCTTCGTTAACCGCAACAACCTTCATGGCTTCAACCTCCGTCCCCAGGCCGCGCCGCGGAGTGGGGAAGAATAAAAAAAGTATTCCGTTATTTCAACCGCGACGGAAAAAGCGCGGTAGCCCGGTCTAAGGACCGGGTTAGACTATTCGCCGAAGGCTATAAAGCCCACGGTGCTTGAAGATGAACCGCTGGAGCTGACGATGTGAAACTCAGTGGCAGAAACCCTATTGATGGTGAAACCTTCTGCTGTCTGAGCGCCATCGCTCGCGTAGATAGGCGTCACGACTACGGCGTAGTTCGTGTTGTTGAACATCGCCATGAGGCCGGTCAGCTTGATCGTAGCCAGTCCGCCGGACAGGGTTGCCTGTCCGTAGACTATGCCCGCCAGGTTCTTTCCCGTGTAGTAATTGATGATGTCGCTGACGGGTAGTGACGGTCCGCTCTGGTCCGGTGTTTGACCTGCTGTTCCTGATGCTCTTCCCATGAATTTATCTCCCTTCTTTTTTAAACTCCCCCGGCTACCCGGAAAATTGATCCGGAATAGCCGGGAGGATTGATGCCTATTACTTTACGAGCTTGGAGCCACCAGGCTTCTCAGGGAAACACTGGTGTTACAGCGCCGAGCGCCCGGAGTAAAGTCATGGACCAACACGGACTCAACCATGTCGAATCCAGACACGGGGATCATCTCGGTTCCGGCGTAGGACAGCCACTGCATACCGGCCTGTTGATGAATGGTCATGACGCTCTCATCAACGAAGTTCATGTAGCCCGTAGGCATCTGTTCGTCGGGGAAAAGCGGGAGACCGTCATAGGTCAGCGCTTTTCTATGGAATCCTTTGTCAAATTCCATGGTGTTCATGAAGATCTGCTGCTGTTGACACAGTTGCAGATAGGCGTCCCGAAGCTCGAACGTGGTATGGATCACCGGGAAGGCCGCGGCTTTCTCAGCCCTGGTCTTTGCCGAGCGCATGAGAGGCAGAGAAAGAGTGGTGCTGGTTCCCGCGTCGCTCACGTAAGACTGGAGCCACGGTTCAACTGTCCGGCTGAGTCCCTGGAACGTGATGAGGTTGGAGCCGTCGTCAACGATGCCCGACTCTCCCACGCACTCAGCGTCTTTGGAACCCTGGCGGATGAGCTTGATGATATTGGTCGCCGTATAGCTGTTGACCGGCGCGGTGGCTACGGTGAAAGTCGTATCGCTGGCCACGGTGGCCACGATGATCGTCTCACCAAAGGTCCCCGCTCCGGGTGTGGGGTTGGTCCATATCTCAAACACGTCCGTGGGCTGGATATCCACGGTGGAGTCCACGGTGATTGTCGTGGTGGAGCCGCCGGTGATGTTAGCCGTGACGGTAGCCACGGTACCGACGCCGTTCCCGCGGCAGAACATCCTGTTCTCGTCGCGGATGTAGCCCAGGACCTGGTTCTTCTTTTCCTGGGACCACACGGGTGCGAAAGCGCCCTTATTGGACTGGGACGCTCTCATGGACTTACCGGTCGCCTGTATCCTGGCGTAGTTGGAGATTACGGGGATGAGGCACTGGCGGTAAGTGGATTGCCCTGCGCTTGGCAGGGGTGCGCCGTCGAGCCTGGCTCCCATTCCACGGGGCCATCCGGACAGCATGGCGAACACTACCTGTAAACCGTCCTGAGTGATATGCTCGGACGATTTTTCCCACCGGTCATAAATGACCGATTGGCTTCTGAGCTGGTTGTTAATTGGGCCTTCGTAAATGTTTTTGAGTATCGCATTTGCGGCGGCCATGGTCATACCCATGATTATAGCCTTTCCGCAGAGCGGTTATTCATCAGCTGCTGAACATGCCGGCAGCCGCTTTGGCCGCTTCCGCTAACGCCGCGTCGTCGTTCAGTGTGAGGCCGTTGGTTTTGGGAGCCTGTGGGGGCGCCGCTCCGCCTTTTGCCCACACATCCGGACCCGTGGCGTTTCTTAGAGTTTGGGTGTTGACCTTGATACCCGGCATGTTCTTCACATAGTCCGTGGCGATCTGCTTCAAAGAGGTTTTTTTGTCCTCGCGTATCTGGAAAAGAGCCAGAATATTACGCATGTGATGGTCGTTCTCCAGTATGCCTTTGACGGCCTTATCGGAAACCGATGTCACTATCTCGTCGTATTCGTCCGCTGTCTTGTTTATGACGCGTTCTCTTTCCTCGCGCGCTGCCTTCTGAGCCTGAGTTTCCATCCGTTCCCTCTCAAAGGAACCAACCTTTGATTCTAGGGCGGCCAACTTCATCATCAGGGGTTTCAGTGGGTCGTCGTCCGGCAAGTTCGCCATGGTCGGGTCCGCTTCGTTCATTTTGGCCTTTTGATAGGCTTCCATGACGGCGCGTCCAGCCTTGGTGTCTTTCACCAGGTCGTCAACCCAGTTGAGTATCTCCTGTTTTGAGGTTTTGAAATTCTCAAGCTCTTTGAGCTTGCCAAGCGTTTCTTCCAGCTTGGTCTTTGTCTCTTTAAACTGATCTTCCACTTCCTTGAGCCGTGTATAAGGAACACGCTCTTGCTCAACCGGCAGACCGTCTTTCGTGGTTGCCTGTTGTCCTTCTTGGGCCGCTGGTATTTCTGTCACTGGAGCCTGGGCGGATGGTTCCCCGGCTGTTTTTACATCCTGAGAGGCGGCGGCGGCTTCAACCATTTCGCCCGTCAATTGATCCAGTGTTACATTCTCGTTGTCTTTCATTTGGATCTCCTTTTGGTGGCCACGACCCCACCTTACATGGTTTTTTTGGGGAGGACGAAAACCCCTTTACATCCGTTTTTTTTAGAACATCCCTGGCTCTTGTCCTGTTTTGCTTGGGGATATTTCTTTAGGCGCTTGGTCGTTCCCAGGCACGCCGCCTGACATTTCATCATCCTTGAACGGGACCATCTTAAACATGCGCCCCGATATGGAGACGATCTTGACCGGGAGATAATCTACATCTCCCACTTTTTTACCCGATAAAGACGGGAACATGCCTCCGTCCACCATAAAAACGCCTGCGCCCTCGCCGGGTGCCTGCATGGTGGCGTTGTCTGTTTCCTCGGGCGGTTTCTGGTCCCGGCGTTTCTTTATCGCTTCCATCACGCCTGACGCTAAACCTTCTTCCTGATCTGCCATTTGTCCTCCTTCCCCATGTGGTTTCATCGCGAGGCTCACCGAAGGTGGGCGTGGCGATCTCTAATTATTCTCTCGATTTTCTATAAGCTATGGCTACTGCTTGTTTAACGGCTTCTTTTTTGCTTTTTGGATGTGATGTTCCGATTTTCTTTTTCTTTTTGTAGGCGTCCATGATCTCTTTGATGTTCGAGCTGATGGTCTCCTGGGATTTTCCTTCTTTGAGTGGCATCTGATCATTCACCTTCTTTCCGTCGTCGTATTCGTTTTTGAGTATCGGCGCTGCCGCCGCCATGTCCATTCCCAAATTCTTTTTAACCTTTCATTCTCTGAAGGCGCGCCGACCGTTTCGACCGGAGGTCGTGGTCGGCGTTACTTACGAGATTTTTTTATTCTGGTTCGGTGTTGCGTATTCCGCTTTGTCGTCTATGAGCTTTATCATCCCAGGGTCCTTCTCATTCGTCACTTCTAGATCCGGTAGTCCATTTTTTCTCAGCCACTCTTTTATAACCGGAACCTGGCTCGGCATCTTTGCCCTTGCCGTGAGTATCTTTACTTTGGTCCCGTGGTTCACATACTGTTTGAGCCTGGCGACTCTCTCAGGAATAGGCTTCCCTATGCCTGCTTGCCCGTCCTGGTGATACGCCAGGGTCTTGTCCAGGTCAAATCCTATCCACGGAATAAAGTTGTTAATTAGACCCTGTTCCTGCCCTAAATACCCCATCTTGGTAAGTTTTTCTATCTTCTCCGGGCACTTGGATCCAATGTCGGTTCTGTATCCCATGGACGGGATTTCAATTCCACGGATGTTATCGTAGCACTTCTTAATAGAATTTTCAATTACATTATCTGTTCCTGTAATTATTAAAGACCATCCTTCTTCTCCTGTGGCGACCAACTTATCTTTCTCGATTTTTACGCCGCCAAAATGAACATTGTCAATATTATCTTCTGTTACTCCTTCTATTTTTCGTCCTTTTCCTCTTTTTGGGAAAGACTCAAAATAGGGGAAACCTTCTGAAAATAGCAAAACACCCGTTGAAAATTTCTCGGAAACTGCCCAGTTTTGCAAAGTTCCAGAAGCTACGTCCGAAATGACCTTCCCCCAGGATTCTTTCATCAGAGGGTCAACTATGAGCATTTGAGGATATCCCCATCGCGCTGTAAATTCAATAAACCATGCCCCCTCTGTATCTGCAATAATTTCAATATCAATCCATCCTTTATAGTTATTTTTCTTTAACATTCCCTCTATCAAATACAGTGTTTTCTCAAAAATAGGCTCATTTTCTTTATGAAATAAAAGTGTTCCGGTTTCCCCGGTATTCGGCCCCAAGTCGTTATTTAGGAGCTTCTTATGCTCAAAATTAATATTTTTCATTGGAGCGAAATGGTTTCCATCAAAGTATCCAGACACTCCGACCTCCACGCCCGGAACCTTCTCCTGTAGAATAAAGTCCAAAGCGCCTTGAGACTTAAATTCCTTTAGAAAATCTATCGTATCTCTTCCATCTTCTTCCTTACCCACGAAAGACAGGGTTCGGTCCTCCTGGCTTCCACAGGGCTTGAGAACCCAGGCCATAGGATTTTTCTCTATAAAGCTGATGGCCTTTTCCAGAGAGTTAAAATGCTCATAGTGTGGAATATCCAGACCGCACAACTCGGCCTGGGTCATACCGAACATCCTGTCATTCTCCAGCCGGTCTCCCCACACGGATCCGCCGAATACCTTTTTTCCCCGTCGGCGAAGATCATCGGCGATCTTTCCAAAATCGCAATCGTCTATCACGATAACATCCGCCCACTGGACGTGGGGTTCCCATGAGGAGACTTTGTTCACGATGCCGTCTCCCACATCTTTGGTCTCTTTGGACTGGATGTAAAATTTTATTTCATCCTCGGCTGACATCCTAAAAGCTATATCTAGGCTCAGTCCGTGCATGGATATAAAAAGATATTTCACGGATTCAATCTCCTTTTAACCTATCATGTCCCGAGCGGTTCGACCGGAGGTCGAGCGAGGGTTTTATCTTCCTTCCACATTTGCATTTAAACTTACTGGCCTTCTTGATATGCACCAACTCAACACTTCCGCACTTCGGACACTTGACCTCGACAAAAACCAATACTCTACTCCTTCTGTTGTTTTGGTTTTGGTGTTTTGTGTTTGCCTGCGACCGGCATTTGGGCCATCATGCGCTGTTGTATGCTCATCTGAACCTCGGGCATCATGTGTCCCATCTCAAGCATTTTCTTGTGAATCTCACAGTGGGTGTCTATCTTGCCCTTGATGTCCGGCGTCAGTTCCCTGTAGATGGGCTGGTTTCTGAGCATGTCATGTTCCTCCAGGTGGATCATGTGATCCTCAAAGCTGGTTGGCATGATGAATTGACCTTTAAGCATGTCGTTATTTTCCGCGTCAGCTTTATTCTTATGCAGGACCTCTTTAGGCTGAACGTCCTGGTCCACGTCAAGTTTCTTGAGCAAGTCGGCTTTATCAATGGCTTTGGACATGAATAGCCACTGGTAGAGTTCCAGCCTGGCCGCTTTGGTCTGGGGAAGCTCGCTTCCCATCTGACAAACGACCTCCGCGTCGTCCGAGATCATGGAGCCTTGAAAGTCCTCAATATAGTCCCTGAAATTCTTTCCTATTACCGTGATAAGCTGTTTCTCCACATACCGGTATTTTCCGATATAGAGCCATATCATTCCAAGTTCTTCCATGGCGTTCCCCAGCCCGATGATGGCGGGTCCGTTGATGCTGTCGTCCTGTTCCAGAAGAGACTGGATGGCCTTTCCGGACCGGACGCCTTTTGGCGTCTTGCCGTGGCTGACCGCGTGGATACCTGATACGTCATAGATATATTGCTGTAGTGTTTCCGGGAGCATGATGATATAGGCCGGTAGTTGGCTCAGGACAGCCTGTTTTGGTTCCGCCCATGAACCAGCCATGTAAAATATCTTTTGCCCAGGGTCCGTGGTGATATCCACATCCACGTTGGCTTGCGTGGGTATGATCCACTTACCCATAGCAAGTTGGTTCCCGTTCTCTATAATCCTTGACTGGACCTTATTGAGCTGAGTTTGCAGGGGTATCATATCTTCAAAGATCGAAGCTCCCCAAAAACGATCTCCCACGGGTATCAGATCCCACTTGATGAGAGGTAGGGGCTTTGGAAGGTTCCTGTATTCTTTTGGAAGAACCGTATTTTGTAATGGCTGAGGATGTCCGGCGCACCAGGTGATGATGCGTCCGTGGGGATACTTTGCCGTTGCCGCTTCCCAGTAGTCTCTGACTACAACGGCATCCGGGTTGGTGTCTTTTTTTCTCTCGCCGGTTTCAAGCAGGGATTGTATCTGCTGGCTGATGTCGTTGCTCTCATAGGTCGTGGTCGGCTGGACTTCTATCCCATAAACTTCTTTGACCCATTTAATGGACCTTACTTTTTCCCTGATGAAGCTCGTCAGGCTTTCCGGGTCGTCGTCAGCTTCCGGGCACGGGTAGATCTCCATGGGGCTGATGATGTCCACGTCTGCCTGGCCCACGTGTATCTCTATCATCTTTGGTTTGCCGTCTTTATCAGGTTCTATCCAGAGAGGTTTACCGTTTTCATCCTCGTATCTCTGTCCGGTTTCATAAACCCAGGGTATCCTTCCAGGTCCATCCTCGGTGAACGTGAGTTCTTTTTTAATGAGTTTGCCCTTTTGTTTGTTAAAAAACGGCATCATAAAAACCGTTCCATAGGTGATGCCTCGTTCAACAAATCGTATCAGGTTGAATATCATTTTGTTTATTCGCCATAGATAGGTGATGAATTTGAATCCGATATTTGCCGCGTCCTTTGAGTCGCTATCGTCCCGTCCCGGCATGACATAGAGCATGGGTTCTATTCTGAGAAGGTTGGCTGTGAGTATCCTGCTGACCACGCGGCAAAGGTTAATGACCATTTGAACGCGGTAGGAAGGCACAACGTACTGGAATAAACGGTTGGCCGTGATGGACCATTCTAGGTAATGTTTTCCCACAGAAAATGCTTTGTTGATGTACCACTGTTTTTCAAAGGGAGTTCTGGCTTTTTTATACCGTTTAAAAGTTTCTTCCATTTCAGCTACGATGTCTGACTGCTTCTCCTGTTTCTTATCCGTTGACGCCAAATTGTACCTCCTTTACGAGTTCGGGATGATCTTTTAGGAGCTGAACCATAGCCGAGTCCTCTTTGACCACGGCCTCCAGGTCGGCCAAAATTCCGCTTGAAACCGGAGTCCTAACAGTCCTCATGGATGCCTTCTGCATGGCCTCAGCATATTCCTTCTGCTGCTTCTGGGTTGTTTCCATGAATACTTTTACCAGGGCGTCCTGCTTTTCTTTTATCGCCGCCTCTCTTACATCCAGGCTGTTCTTCATGGCACGCTTTTCTTCTTCGAACATCTGTGTGAGGGATTTTCTTTCCTTCACCCACAAAAACTCTTTATATGAATGATAAATAATAACCATGAAAAGTAATATAATTAGGACTATTTCAATGGCCATAATATCCTCCGCGTGCGCCCTACGAAGCCTTGGCTAAGCAGGACTTTAGATTTTTGGTTCTGCGTTTCTTTTGATTTTTCTTATTAACGAGTAGAAGTATCTCTTTCGGTGAGTCCCACCAGATGTGGATTGCCATTGTTTTTCTCTCCTTTCACTCAAACGGTGTTGAGAGAGCTTCTCGTCTGCTATCTTCTTCCATGGCTTTTCGTTCAATAAGTTTCTTGTCACGCCTGCTCCATAAATGACGCTCAACATCCGTAAGGTCTGGGTATTTCTTTTTATCGTAATATACACCATTTTCCTGCTTTTTCATAGGACAAAACTGTATTTCCTCCTGGTAGGCAAAGGCATCCAGGCCGTCTATCCTCTTACCCTTTGGATACCTGTAAAACTGATCCATGAGGTCTTTGGAGTCCTCCCTGAGTATCAGGGCGCCTTGCTCCCATCTTGGTTGAAGCCCAAGTATCCTTTCGTGCTTGGACTTGCTTTTCCATCCTTCCAGGGGCTGTATGGGAAGGAAATGGTTTCTTTTTCTCATCTCAATGTCCAGCCAAGTCTTGATGTAGTTGTAGAATGAGGCGCTTTCTATGCCTATGGTATTCGGCTGCCATTTGGTACAAAGGTCAAATATCGTGTTGATGGTCTGCATGGGTTCGTATTTACCGCTCATGTTTTCAAGTTCCCAGAGGTTTGACTTTTCGTCCATCCCGGCCACCACGATGCCCGTATCGCAGGCCGTGTCGCTGGTACTGGCCGCCGGGTCCACAGTGATGCAGACGTTCAGAAAGTTCCTATCAGGTATTGGTTCCCCATAAGGCCCCATTCTTGTCACTGGATTCCAGGTCTTTTTCTGAGCTTCCTTGAATGGCTGTTTTTCCTCGTCTGTGCAATAAGAAAACAATTGCATGAGCGCCATGCGCCGGTTTCCAGGCCGGTTGAGCTGGCTTAAAAGATGTTCTCGGGTAAGGTTGAACGGCTCCATGGGTAGTATGGGTTCCCCGTCCAACTTGCCAGGCTCCCCAAATCCACCCTTTACATAGAACATAAAATCGTTGAAATAATCCTGCATTATCGTGTTGTATAGGTCGTATTGATCCCAGAAAGTCCCTATGACCCAAAACTCCCCGCCCGGGTTCAGGAGATAAAATAAAGAGTCAAAAATCTCCTTTGTTTTCCTCATCTGTTCCTCGGTCTGAGTGTTCTTGTTTGACACCACGTCGTCCGCGATGATCAGGTCGTAGTGGCCGCCGACCACGGCTGAGTCCAGTCCCGCGGCAGAGTAGGTGGGGTTGATGATATTTGGGTTGTCCCTGCTCATGAAATACAGTTCTTCTTCGGACCACTTGGTCGGCCCGCCCGTGTATCCCATGACTCCAAAAGCATCAATAAAATCCTCGTTACACTCGCAGATGGTTTTGATGGTCCTGAGTCTTTCCAGGGCATTATGATGAGTTTCACCGAAGATGAGGGTTGTCATATTTTTACGTTGCAAATTACGGTGAATTGACTTTCCAATGGTTATCGCGGTGGTTTTACGGCTATTTCGTGGGCCGATGATAAGGTGCTTTTTGTTCTTGTTTTTGTCCAGCCTGTCTGATATTTCTCCATGGTAATTGCTGGTAAAAGGCTGTTTAAGTATCTCTCGCTCAAATAATAAATAGCTTCCCAGGTACCGGTTCTTTCGTCCTATCCTTGCGACTGTCTTTAAAAAATTATCGTTTTTATACTGCGCTGCCAGGCGCCGGGCTATTTCCTGTTCCGTCTCCGCCGGTTCCTGCAACGGCAATTCCTTCTGGTTTTCCAATGACCTCTCCCTCCACGATATTCAGATCCTTGTCGCTTTCCTTGACTATTTGACGCATGATTTCAATGATCTGTGGCCTTGTGAGTTTTTCTAGGTCGTTACGTTTCCCTTGCCCTTCCAGATCCTGCAAAAGACTTGCTAGGGTTTTAAGCGCGGCGACCGCGGCCATTTCATTATCCGCCGTAGAGGCCCGGAATTGCAGTTCTTGCATAACTGATTCAAGAGTCAGCTTCTCTCCGGCCATCCATTTGGTGATCTCCATACGATGCCTTGAGAGAGAGTGTTCCGCTGCTTTGGATGTCAGTCCTGCTTCCTCTGCTGCTTTCTTACGGTCTCCTCCACTTTTCACATATGCCACCATGAATTTATTTGTCTTATCGTGCATCCTCATATACCCCCATTATACCCCAAATATTTTTATATTGCGCTGTCAAAGTGGGGTATCTTAATATTCTACCAGACTAAAATGCCTTACTCGGGTTAAAGGTGTAGTTGGGTTAATAGTAAGAACCCGTAAGGTAGAAAACCATTTATTATATTAAAACCTCACAAAGTAGATAAACCATCATTGGTGGCGCGCCGTCGGCGGCCCGGAACCATCCGGCGCACCGAGTGAGAGGGAAGGCTATATATATCAACGGCTTTCCTGCGCTTGCGATAATAGCCATTATCACAAGTGACCCTTTTTCCGGTTCCGAACACGGCCCGCCGGCCATTTTCGCCCGACCCAGGCCACGTCCGCGCGAAGTCCTGAAAAAATTGGCGG